CACATCTAATTTGCTATATTATAAAGACCAAGTTAATTGATTTAGATGATAGGATTGCAATAGCATGTGCGTTGGTTAGATTGGGACATCGAGTTTCGTCAGAGCATTTGGCAGATTTTCGTTTGACGTTGGTATATCTGGTAGATGAACGGATATCAGGATTGGCAGAATCTAAAAATTGGCGCAGCTTGAATTTATTCGAGGATGTCTCAATATAAAATAATCAATATATCTGGCAGGATATATAAATATTCGTCTCAAGGCCGCTAGCACCGTGTTTGTTTTCTACAGCTGCTATCGTCCAATTTTCTTGGTCGATGTGTTTTCGAAACCCCGCGAGTGTGATCGGTGTGCCTGGCATCAAACGAGCATCGCCGTAGGGCATCGAAAGGTCGATCGTGGCCGACGCTCTTGCAATGCGGGCCGTCTCGGCGCGCGCCGCTGCCGAGGCGGACGCTTCGTCTGGATACACTCGCTTGAGGCGCCGCGGATTGTCGCCGCCGGTCGTCAACGTCTTGCGCTTGCCTTCATCCTGGTCGTGCCATTGCGCCTCGACACCATCCGGCGCCTTCTCGCGCGCTGCACGGCGCCAGGTCACACTGCTGACTTGCTGGCGCGTTATGGTGATGCCGGGCATGACCTTGCCGCCGGCCGTCGTGGCAGCCCCACGCGGCGCGAAGATCAGCGTGCCGGCCTTGACCGTCGCGGTCGCATCGAAGTGCCGCCCCAGATCGCGCACCAGCTGCATGTCGCTCTTGTTGTGCTGCTCGGCGGCGGCCACGGCCAGCCCGGCCAGTTCGGGATGGCAGGCGGGCCTCAGTCCATTGTCCGCCGCGATTTGTGCGATGATCGCGCCCAGGGTCTGCCCGTGCCAGTCGCGGGTCTTGCGGGTGCGGTAGCTGCCCTTGAAGTCGGCGCTGTGGGCGGTGATCGTCGCGCGGTCGGGCGGGCCGCTCCAGGTCAGCTCGTCGACCACGAAGCTGCCCTTGTCGACCAGGCCAAGCGGGACGCCGGTGCCGCGCTCCCAGCCCAGATGGACGGCTATGCGCGCGCCCTGGCGGGGCGGCTCGAACTGGCCGTCGGTGTCGTGGACGACGATCTCGAGCGTGTCGGCTTCCTCGCCCAGCTTTTCGCTGAGGCGCAGCGAGATCAGCCGCGGGGCGAGGGTGGCGGTCAGATCCTCGCCGTCGAGCGTGACGCGCCAGGCGGCGCGGGGCTGGACGTAAGGCGCGGTGCCGGCGGAGTCGATCATGGCGCCACGCGCATCAGCTCGAGCACGAAGTCGATCTTGCGCGCCTGCCCTGTGTCGAGGAGATTCGAGCCGCCGTTGGCGACGCGCTCGATGGTGTAGCAGCCGAGCAGGGTGCCGGTGCCGTCCATCAGCTGGTACGCCTCGCCCTCGTTGGCCATCTCGGCCAGCGTCTCAATCGCCGAGGCGCTGCCGGCGAGCTCGGGCACCAGCACGCCGGAGATCGTGACCTTGTCGTCGCCGGGGCCGACGTATTGCGAGGCGGCGGGGGCGAGGAAGCGATCGTCGCGCGCGTGGCGCCAGGCGCGGTCGCGCTCGATGCGGTCGGGCAGCATGGTCTGGCTGTCGAACACGAACATGCCGAGGGCAAAAAGCATGGGGGAGGGACCTTCAGAAGTCGTCGGCGTAGCTGGCGCGGCGATCGTTGCGACGGTCGAGCAGGCGCATGACACGATCGGCCAGCGCCTCGGCGCTTTCGCCGGGTTGCTGGTGGATGTGGATGGTGACCGGCGCGGCGGCACTGGCTGCTTGCGCGGCGCCGGGACCGCTTCGCGAGGCGCCGCCGGCGGGGGCGAAGCTGGGGCCGGCGAGCGACAGGGCGCCCGCGCTGGCGACGCGCGCGGCCATGCGGTCCATCGCGCGCATCGGTCGGGCGGCGCTGCCGTCGATGCCTTGGCCCAGGCCGGTGGCGATGTGGCCGCCCATCTCCATCATTAGCCGCGAGGGGCTCTTGATCCCGAAGTAGTTCTTGAACGCGGTCACGCCGGCGCGCGCGACCTGCAACAGCCGCACGACCAGGCGCGAGGGATCGAGCATGGAGAGCAGCCCCTCCATCATCATGCCGCCCAACGACTTGAGCCAGCCCGGCGCGGCGCCGAGCAGGGTCTGGATCGCCTGCCACCCGCCGGCAAACCAACCCTTGATGCGGTCCCAGTTGGAATAGACGAGATAGGCCAGGGCAGCGAGCGCGGCGCCGATGACGATGGGCCACAGCCCGATCGCGGCGATCACCGGGCCGACAACGGCGAACGCGGTCTGCACCATGGCAAAGGCATTGCGCACCCCGGCGATGGTCGAGAGGATCGAGCCGAATCCGTATTGCAGCGCGCCCAATGCGATCTTGCCGGCGATGAAGCCCGAGACCAGCGTCATGATGCCCTTGGCCAACTCGGGATTGGCTTGCGCCCAGCGCGAGACGGCAGAGACCGCCGTGTTCACATGCGCCAGCACCTGGCTGATCGCCGGCAGCAGCGTGGCGCCGAGCGTAATGGCAAGGGTGCTCGCGGTGCCCTTGAAGCTGGCCCATGCGACCGAGGCGTCGTGCGCCTCGCGCTGGCGGAAGGCGGCCTCGACCGTGCCGCTCGATTTGCCGAGGTCGCTGCGGATCTTGCGGAAGTCCTCCATATTGAGGATCAATGAACGCAGCGCCGATTGCGCCTGCATGTCCTCGACCACCATGCCCAGCTTCGACAAGTCGCCGCCGGTCGCCTTCTGGGTGATCTCGGCCAGCGCCTCCATGGGCGTCTTGCCCTTGGCATAGGCGGCCTTGAGCGCGGCGGGGAGGTCGACGCCGAAGCTCTTCTTGAAGGCGTTTTGCACGGTGGGCGAGTTGATCTTGCCCAGCAGGTTGGCGACGTTGTTGGCTGCCTCCTCGCTGGTGCCGGCGCCGCGCCGCGCGATCTCCAGCGCGGCGGTGAGGTCGGCGACTGCGCCGAGGCCCGACTGGCCCAGGGCTTGCGCCTGGGCAGTGAGGCTGGGGAAGTATCGGGCCATGTCCTTGACCTCGAAGGCGCCGACGTTGCCGCCGGCAGCCATGATGTCGAGCGCCTTGCCGGTGTCGGAGAGGCCCACCTTGAGGTTCTGCAGGTTGGCCGAGGCGGCGGCCGCGCCGTCGGCGATATCGACCTTCATTGCCGTGCCGAGCTTGCCGATCGGGCCGATCATCTGCATCGCATCGCGCGGGTCGATGCCGAAGCCCGAGAGCGCATCGACGCCCGAGCGCATGGCCTCGGGCATCTGGTGCGCCGCGTCGGCCGCGCGCAGGATGCCCTGCGCCATGGCATCGGTCTGCGCCGCGGTGAGGTTGGCTTTCTGGGCGATGTCGACCATGCCCGACGAGAAATCCATCGCCGACTTCGCCGCGAGCACCAGCGGCGCGGCCATGGCAGCGCCGCCCACGACGTTCTCGGCGCCGGCACTGCGCAGCTCCTCGCCGCGCCGGCCGATGCGCGCGGTGTTGGCGTTGAAGCTGTTGATCGCCTTCTGCCGGTCGATCTGCGCGTTGACGCGCTCGAGCTGGGCGGCAAGGTCGCGCTGTTTGGCGGTCAGCTCGCCGGTTTTGTCCGCGCCCTTGGCGATCTGCGCATCGAGATCCTTCATCTCCTGCTTCAGCTGCCGGGCCTGGCCGAACATGCCCTTGAGCGCCTGATCACCGCTCTTGCCGAGGCCTATAAGATTGCGCAGCGCGCCCGAGAGCTTGTCGTTGCCGACGAACGACACGATCAGGGACAGCTTGTTGTCGGCCACGGGCTCACTCCGGGTTGTGCATGCGGTTCCACGCGGTGACCGCGCGGCGGCGCCACTCGATCAGCTCGAAAAGGTCCATTTTGGACAGATCGGACAGCGGCCAGTGGAACACGGCCGCGATGTCCGCGATCAGGGTCTCGACGGTCAGGTGCCGGTCATCGTCTGCACCGCTTCGCGCTGCGCCCGGTTCAGAAAAAAACCGACCACCGTGCCAATCAGCTCGGCCAGGTCATCGGCATCGAGGCCGAAGAACTCGTGATGCTGGATCGAGGGAGTGGTGATGCGCGGGATCAGCTTGGCGAGGGCATCGACGTCGGCGGCCATCAGCTCGGTGAGCTTGGTGCCGCGCAGGTCGCCGCCCTTGGGCTTGCGCACGGTGACGCTGTCGATCGCGCCGCCGTCGCGCTGGATGGGCGCGCCAAGGGCCACGGTCACGGTAACGGGCGCGGCGGGCGAAGGGGTAGTGGTCTCGGTCATGGCTGGCGATCCTTGGAAGGTGCGGTCTGGCGGGTATCCCCTGCCGGCAGGACCGCCTTTCTGCCGGCAGGGGGACCGGGCGGGAGGTCGCCCGGATCTCAGGGAAGGGGGATCAGCGGCCGAGCGCGGCGCGGATCGCGGCGTAGCGATCCTCGCCCCGCACCAGGAAGACCATGTTGATGAGGTCGATCTCGATCCAGTCGACGCCATCGACGATCAGCCGGTAGTAGCTGCAGGCCAGCTTGTACTTGTGCGTGGTGTTGTCGCCGACCTTGGCGTTGCCGAAGTCGATCTCGGTGTAGCGGCCCATGCACACCACCTCGACCGCCTTAGTCGCGCCGGTCTGGTCGTCCTGATAGGCGCCGACGAAGCGGACGATGCTGCCGGCGATGGCCGGTTTGCCGAACTGGGCCAGCGCGGTCTCGATCAGGCCACCCATCGAGAACTCGAACTCGAGCTTGTCGAGGCCCA